GAAAGAGAATTCCCGGCGTGGCTGGGCGCGACCAAGAGGACGGAGAAGGAAGGATTGTGTTTCTTCGTGAATCCTGAGTTTGGCGGGGGAAGGATTGCGTTGAGGAACCTCGCCGACCCCAATTCCTACAAGTCGGCTGAGTTCTCGGATATCGCGGTTGAAGAGCTGTCGGAGAACAAAAGAGACGTGTTTGAAGACCTTGTACTGTTCAGACTTCGATTCCCCGGTATTGAGAGACCCTGCTTTCTCGGAGGAACGAACCCTACCGGAAGAGGGGTGCAGTGGATCAAGGCGCTGTGGATCGACAGGAAGTTTCCCCAGGAACTGACCCATCTCCAGAAGGAGTTCGCCTACGTCCCGGCCTTATTGGGCGACAACCCTCACCTGGATCCAAGCTATGAAGAGTCCTTGAAGGGCCTTCCCGAAAAGAAACGAAGGGCGTTGTTGTACGGCGACTGGACGATACCGGAAGGCCAGTACTTTACGAACTTCGAGCGGTCGGAGCGCAAGATCCACCCGGCGGTCGTGATGAAAATCGTCAAACCATGGTGGAATCATTGGTTAAGTCAGGATTGGGGGTTCAAACACCATACCCCGGTGCACTGGCACGCCGTGGGCATGGTCACCCCGGAAGAGGCCGAATGGATGGGCAGAAAGTGGGACGTGCCCAAACGATGCGTCTTTACCTATAGAGAACACATTGAGTCTTTAGGCGAATCGGGACGGTCGGAACTGCAGTTGGGACAAACCATCAGGACGAAATCAGGCAAGGATGATATCTCGAGGTGGATTCTGTCGAAAGACGCCTTCGGGGAAAAGACCTCCCAGAATACCCCGGCGCAATTGTTGAGCTTCGGCGCCGACTGCGGAAGAGACTTTCCTTCCCCGGTCCCCGCCAACATGAGCCTAGGATCAAGACCGCCCGGCTGGCGGTTCATGTACAGCCTCATTCAGAATGATGAGTGGTTCATCTCGGAGTTGTGCCCCGAAGCTCTGGCTGCCATCCCGTCTCTTGAGTACGATTCCGACGACGGCGGCGAAGACATTTTGAAAACCGATCATCTATATGATGATATCGGCGACGAACTAAGGTACGGACTGGTCGATATGCTGGGAGACGCCAAGGTACCGCATTCGGTGAGATTGGGAGAGCAGATGGCGCAGGCCGAAGGGCCGTTAGAGAAGTGGCTGATTCAGGAAACCGAGCGGAGAAGAAGGCAGGAAGCGGCCAAGCCGCTCAATTGGTGGGAATAACTCTTGACTTTTTTCAAGCAACGATACCAAATAAATGAGATGACCCTCAAGCAGAGAATCAGGCGCTTTCTCGGCATAGACTCGCTCCCCGGCATGGAAATGTTCATGGCCCATGAGCAGGAAGAGCGCCGGAGATTCAGGATTCTCTCCGAGAAGATCGCGGAAATCACTGAAAAACAGGGAGAAATCTTCAACGCGCTCGCGGCCTTGCGGTCGGAGATGATCGTGTCGAGGGTCTTTGAGAAACCCAGACCGATGCCAACCCCGACGGATTGGGAACAGGTCACGGTCAACGAACTCTACTCGATGATAGAAAAGGAGCATGACTCATGAAGCCGTTTGAAACCAACGATGGGCACAAGTTCACGAACGCGATTGCGTGGCGCCAGCACAAGGCTTCGCTCGACAACAAGGGTGCGGGCGCAACCGCCGAGGCCGAAGAAGATGGGAAGTCCGTGGCACAGGAACACGGCCCTGCCCACGAAATCCATATCGAGCACGACCATCAGTCAGGAACGCATCGCGTAAGGTCAATGCATCAGGATGGCTACGAACATCAATCGGAGCACGGGTCGGCCGAAGAAGCCCATGACCACGCCAAAGACCTTGGCACCGGGCATTCTGAAGAGGCTATTGACGGGCTGAAGAAGTTCGCCGAGGAAGAGGGAGAAGAGTAATGCCTCCCGTCAATCCAGCGGCGCAGGGTCTGTTGAATGGCCTGAAGCAGGGCTTCGGGAGTTGGAAGCTCTATGATGCCGTGGATAATTTCCCGAATAACCTGCTGCAGATGTTCGGGCTGCACTCCCCAAATATTCCATCGCTCACGCCGCCACAGCAGATGAACTGGAAGCCGGAACCGAACGCGGAACAGCTTCAGGAAATGCAGCAGAATGCGCGGCGTCCGCAGGCAAAACCGAATGTGTGGGCCAAATGAAAGCCTTTCGTCAGGCTCTGAGCGAACTTGCGACCAGAAGGAAGTGCTTTGCCTGTAAAGAGACGGCAAGATTCATGATCTTCATGTCGATTCCCAACCATGTGAAAGAGGGAAAGAAAGGCAAAAAGGATGAACTCATAGTTATGGATAAGAGTTCAAAGTTGTTTGCCTGCCCGGAGCACGCCGGAAATGCCATATAAGAGCGATGCGCAAGCCAGATATTTTAATGCGAACCGCGGCAAACTGGAACGCGAAGGCGTCAATGTGGATGAGTGGAATAAAGCGACAAACTTCAAAAACCTACCGGAGAGAAAGATGAAACGCCACAACGTCGATCTCGGGAAAAAGGGAAGTTTCAGCGTCAAGACAGGATCGTTGCACCGCATGCTGGGCATTCCAGAGGACAAGAAGATTCCAGCTTCCGATCTACAGCCGCATGAAGGCGATTCAACCCTGTTGCGTAGACGCAAGGCTTCTGCCAAAGGTTTCAAAGCCATGCACCATGGAAAATAAATGAACGAGACCGAAGAGAAACCCGATGTAGCTACGTCTAGATTGACGCCCATTGACTTTGGCAAATACGACTACGTACCCGGCAGGTACGCCCCGTGGTACTGTTCATCCGAACCTGCCTATGGGCCGGACGAGTTGGGCGAGTATGCCAAGGTCATTGACGATTTCATCAAGTCGGTCAACAAGTGCGACGCTGCATCGAGGGTCTGGGAAGTTCTTCAGGCATGGGAAGCCCGCCTTTTCAGAAGGGGCTATCACTTTCTGAACGCAGGTAGAGCGGGATGGGCCATGTACGGATCAGGGCAGTCGGGTGGTTCGGCGGTCATGCAGACCCAGAATGCCATGAAACTGTTTTCCTGCAACGTATATGGTGCAAGGCACAAAAAGATCGTCTCCCTTCTCAGCAGAGACATCCCCGGCGTGGCGGTTGTACCTAAGAAACAGACTCCAGAATGTCAGACGGCATCGGAAGAAGGCCAGAAGTATGCCGAGGTCTTCATTCACGAGGCGTCACTAAAAACTCAGTTCCGCGAGGCGTGTTCGTATCTATATACGGATGGCAGGGCCGGATTCCTGACCTACACGGTAGCCGACCAGACAAGATGGGGAACCGAATCCCCCGACATGCCGCAAGAGGTCTTTGGCGAGGACAACCAAGACGGGGTTACCCCGGAAACCGAGACAGCGCCGACGCCAAATTACGACCAGCCAGTACGCCGGGAAATAACAAGGGTAGGAGGAAAACTAGAGACGCGCGTGCCCATCATTGCCGACGATGAAGCGGAGATGGGCTGGAAAAGATTCGAATGGGAAGAGCCGGTTTCAAGATTGAAAGCCATGTACCCATGGGTCAGAGACAAGATTACCGGCGGAACCGGGGAATCGATGCAGCAGTACGACCGCATGGCGAGGATCAATGTAAGGCTGGCGGTCCAGGCATCGAGTTCTTCGGGAGAGGCTTATAAGGCAGACGGAACCCATTCGGTTACCTTCATCGAGCCATTTCAGTACGAGGACATCGAGAAAGAGGAAATCCGCCAGATTTTCTACGAGGAGTTTCCTGATGGCCTGGAGGTTTGGCACGCTGGCGGCCAGATGGCTTTGGTCAGGAACTGTCGGTCGTCCAAACATGCCAAGATCATTCATTCGACCCCCGGTGATGGGCAGAATCGCGAGGCAATTGGAACCTACTATCTGCCCCTGCAGAAAATTCTAAATGCGAATATCGCATTGATTGACCGATATTTCCGCGCCGCAGTGCCGAGACGGTACGCCGCCGAAGGGCCGATTGATACCGAAGCGGTCAATAGACAGTCAAATGACCCCGGTAAGATCACGCCGGTATCCCTCAAGTCTCTACCGGCGGGGATGCGGATTGCGGACCTGACGGCGATTGAGAACGTGCCTGTTCCCAATGGCACGATGATTCAGTTCATTCAATGGCTGATTGACGGTGGACCGGAGGCTATGGATGGCGCCTCGGCTGAAATCTTCGGTGTCACGGATTCAAAGCAGGATCAGGGCGTATTCCAGACGGCAAAACTCCGCAGGGACGAATCAAGAGGGGTCTTTAACCTTCCCTGGAGTGCTTTGTGCGATGCGATGTGCGCGATTACTCTTCAGGCGATTGAATCGGCGGCTGAGAACCGGATCTCCGACATCAACGTGACCCTCCCCGGGCAAAAACACCTGATGGTCGAACTCGGAAAACTTCAGGGCTCGGTACTGGTACAGCCGGAATCCACCGAGATTCCCCAGACCCTCGCCGAACAGGAAGAGCAGATGGCGGAACTCGTCGAACAGTCGCCTAACGTTTCCATCTACCAGCAGATCATCAACGACCCTAGGAACATATCGAAGATCATGCAATTCCCATCGATGCAGGGCATGGCATCGTCGGTCAAGGATGCTGTTCAGCAGCAGGAAGGCGAGTTTGAAATCCTCCTGAAATCTGGTCCTATCCCGAATCCGCAGATCGCGCAGATCGAAGAGCAGATGGCTGGACTCATGGCTGATCCGGCGGCTGCCGATCAACTGCCGCAACTTCAGCAACAGTTACAGACCCTCCCGCCGGAAGTTTCTACGGTCCCTGTGGCGCAAGACACTTCGGAGAACCATACAATCCACGCCGCGATTACGCTCGGCATGATGACGACCGCCTTTGGAAGAAAGCTGAAGTACGGGACCGATGAACAAAAGGCGGTATTCCAGAACCTCCATCTT